GGTATGGCTTTCACGTCTAAATTTGTCTGTGCTAGTAGTAATCTTGGATCTTTTTCCAGTCTTAACGGAGTTCGAGATGCCTCAGCACTCGTGCGTCGTTTTCCTTTTGCATTCAAGCAAACATTACGTGATGGTTACCAAAAGGAAGGCACAAACCTTCTTGACTTTGATAAAGCTCTTAAAGCTCTTAAGGATGCAACTACAAAAACACAATTAATTGCAACAATTGGAAGCATCTGGAAATTTAATCGCCTTGACTTAACATGCAACGGTACACGTGAAGAAGTTTCCGTAGATAAGATAATTCAATCAATTTGCGCATCTTATCTTGGTCGCGCACAAGGATCGCAAGAATTTGGAGAAATACTTGGTAAGTTGTGCATGGAACAAGGTGATGACACAACTGAAGTTTGGGGACGTATGGCTGACATGCCACCAGCAACTTTTCTTGAGTCCTACGCCACCCTGCCAAACATTGAAACATCTTCTTTTTCTACAAGACTTAAATTTGCTCTAAATTGTCGTCGACATGTTCGTGAGGGAACCATGGAGTTTGGTGTAGCCCGAGCGTTATTCAACATGGTTGAAGACTCGTGCGTTTCCTATGGATTCCTTTCTGCTACAGAAGTGCGATCAGTATTACAATCTGGACCAATTAAGAATTATAATTTCGAATTTCGTCGTGCTCCAATTACAGACTCTGCTTTTGGTGATTTACTTCGTGGTTTATATTTCTATCCTGGCACTGAATTTGAACTTGGACCTCCTGTTAAACGTTGGTGTGGATTGAGAAAGTGGATTGTTGTTGGACTTGGCATTGCTGCTCTTGGAACTGTTGTTGGCTACGCTATTTACAAAATTGTTACTCGACAAGTCATGGATGCTCTCGACTCTACCTGTGTTGAAACTGGACCTGAATACACTGGTGAGAAGCTATATCGCAAGATCCCTGCGAAACCCCAGCGTATTGTTACTATTGAACAAGGAGCTCAACACAATGATGATGGATTTGAGCGGTCAATGGAAAAGGCTGTCCGATTTATTGCCATGTTTGACAGTAAAGGCGAGAAAATTGCTTCACAAAAGTGTTTGGCTTTAAACCCACAACACATTCTCGTTAATGGCCACTTTCTTCGTGTTGTTCGTGACTTTGTTGCAGCCAATAAGGACTTTACTTTGTCCATTTCGCAAGTTAACCATCGAGGAGAAGTAAAAGGATATTCACCCATCGATTATTCTGATCTAAATGTTCAAGCACTGTCAGCTTTACAATTTCCAGCTCATGATATTGATGCGGTTGTCATCCGTTTACATGGCATCAATATTGATCATGCAAGAACTATCACTCACCTGTTCTGGTCACAGAAGGAGTTTGAGTATTGGCAAGGTCAGCAACTTGTTGCCAAACGATTATTAGCTAGTCCTACAAAATTTATTCTTTCTCCTGGTCACTTTGGTGAAGGTTTTGGAAACGTTCAAAAGAAATGTGTCTTCATGAAGTTTACCGGAGCTACTTGTTCGTCACAGCCTGGAGATTGTGGTTCTCCAGTAGTTCTTGAGAATACACGTATTGCAAAACGTGCTGTTGGAATTACTGCTGTTCAAACTGCTAATCCGTCAGTAGGTTATGTTGTCCCAGTTACTGAAACAATGTTAATGGCGGCAATGGCGGATATACAATCGCGTTTGGCAGAAGTTCGCCCAGTTGTTGAGGAATATGGACCAATTGAACAGCACTGTAACATTCGTGTAGCTGATCTTCCAGGATGGGACTGTCCATCAATGGAAATCATTGGTACAGTTTCACGAAATGGTGTAACCTTAGCACACCATTGTCCTGATCGAACTGCCTTTATGCGAACCGGACTAGAATGTGATGAGTGGGTTGATGACTATGCTCCGTCAGTACAGGCTCCTACTCGAAGAATGGGAGTTTTAATAAATCCTCTAATTAAGAATGTGCAGAAGTATGAGCCACGCGCAGCTCGTATTGTACCTTTTCACATTCAACAAGAATCATTGAATCATTATCTGACTAAATTTCCCAGTTGTCGTGGTCGTCCTCTAACTGAACATGAAACTATTAACGGGTATGGATCAATGAAACCCGTTGTCATGGACACTTCAACTGGTTACCTTTCTAATGTCTTTGCTAAAGGTAAACATGAATTATTTGATAAGCTTCCTCAAGAGGTTGATCCTGACGGTGAACTCTATCCGCAGGAGTACAAATTTAGTGAAATTGCAAAGACACGTATTATACCATTTTGGAATGAAACATTCGTTGGACATATATCCAATCTCGAGGATGAAATGTCAGCGGGACATCAACCTCGAACTTATTGGACTGCAACTTTGAAGGACGAACTACTTGGACTTAAGAAAATTGAAATTGTTAAAACACGCGTTTTTATTCAACCTGGCTTTGATTTCACATACTTAATGCGTAAATATTTCGGACATTTCACAGATTTTTACAAAACAATGTCTGGTTTTGATTACTACCATGGTATTGGAGCTGATAAAGATGTTGTGTGGGCTGAGTACTACAATCGTTTGACTGACAATCGTGACTACCAGTTTGATGTTGATGCTGTTAACTGGGACGGCAATGTGCCTTCCGCTGGTTTTGACTTCTTCCGTTCCGTTACTGATCATTATTACGGATCTGAAGGTCGTGAAGAGAGACATGCTTTAATTTTCGATTTGCAATATTCTAATGTTATAATCAAGAATGTAGTCATCCAAACATGTCAAGGTAATAAGTCTGGTAATCCTCTTACTGATGTATTTAATTCTATTGTTAATACTTGGCTTTTCTTCGTTACTTACTTGTGGACTGCTGAACTTAAAGATGAAAGAACTACTCTTGATGACTTTGATGAGTATGTTTCTTTCATAACTTACGGCGATGACGTTATTGCCGGAGTTCACAAAGATAAAGCGCACATAATGAACAGACGCACTGTCATGCACATTGGTAATTTACTTGGCATGGAACTTACTTCAGCTGCCAAGGATGAAAATTGTGCGCCATTTGATTTAACCGATCATTTAACTTTTCTCAAATCATCTTTTGTTGGTGATGGTGATGTATTTTTAGCACCATTGCCCATTAAAGTCATTCATCGTGAGTTATTGTGGCAGCGTAAAGCAAATGATGGTAATGTAACCATTTTTGATCAACGTGTTACAACAGCAATGCAATTTATGTCACATCATGGTCGCGAAGCTGTTGAGAAATTAATCAAGCAATTAGCCGATAACAACATCACTGTCAATTTTTCTTACACTCAATGGAGGTATGAGTTGTGGAACAAGCAGTCGGCATATTTTTGCAACACAACAATTCCTCCGGTAATGTCAGCTAAGTTTTTTACGCAGATGGAATCGGTCTTTCAAACCCTTGAGTACGGGGAACGTCATCAGTACTTAGCAACAAGACCTCTCAAAGCTGGTCTCCTCATGGACAGCTTTGTCAAGGAGAAGTTTGTTGCGGACAAAATTGTCTCATTTCCCACCAATGAAATAAAAGGTGGAACTCTTGTACGCTTTACTAATTACGGTAGTTTTTATTAATGTGTATGTACTTCTAACGCGGGTAGAACAAAAGCTGTTTCGAAACAGGCCTGAGCGAGAGTACTTTATAATCTTATTGTATAACATTTATTTTGTAATTGTTTTAACATGTCGCACACCAGCTAGTCTGGCTGAAATTCGAGGATACATCATAGTGCAGTGGTGCCCTCCTTCCGCTTAAGTTTTGCCCTGCGGTCGTATTGGATGAACGTTACGTATGTTTACACATATATATTCAGATTTCAATATTTTATATATCTATATATTTACTCAAGATTTCTTCTTTTTC